ACGCTCAAGGTTAACACTCTCTGATGTAAAGCCCTTACTCTCACGCTTCAGAGCCTCATAAACTTTTAAGTTTAATTGAACATCGTTGGCACAATACTCCATCATCTCTTCAGAGTATTTATCGTATTTATCGAAGTCTATCTTCTGAAACCCAAGCTTGTAGCCCCACGCCTCTAGGCTATGTGATGCTCGCACTGGATTAAATAATCTTGACAGCACCAGTGTATCTACAAGCTGTTTGTCAGACAAGTCAACACGATATAGTTTCTTAATCGCAGGTATATCAAACCCAATAATGTTGTGTCCGATTAATTTATCTGCTTGCATTAAGTAAGCAAGACCATTGCAAATATTACTTACATCAAAGTTTTTCTGCTCCTGTGTATCTACATCAATCGCAGATATGCAGAAAATTTTATGTGGGTCAAGCCCATCAGTCTCAATATCAAATACTAGGTTCATAGTTCTATCTCTGTATCATCTTGTGGAAATGTCTCGCCTAGTCTACCAGTTTCACGATCATAAAGCAAGTGCGTTGCCATCCCTACGTCACCTGTGTACCGAGACTTTAACACTCTCATGTGGGTCGTGTTGGCTTCTTGTGGGTCATCAGATTGTTGGTCACGCTCCAATGCGATAACACAATCAGATAACTGAGCAATACTTTGTGAACCTCGCAAGTGTGACAAGCTCACCGAGATTCCATTCTCATGTCCACGATTACCATCGACTCTTCGTAGGTGGCTCACCAGTATAAGACCTGCTCCAGTCTCTTCTACGATACTACGCAGTCTTGTCATGATATTATCAATCGCTCTACGTTCATCGCCATCAGACATTGCAGACACTAGCATATGTAAGTGATCCACCACTACCCATTTACATGAGCAACCAATAATCAAAAACCTTAGCTTGCTGAATATCTCATCAATGTCAGTGATACCAAAATGACTGTGAATCCAGACACGATCCTTGTTCTCACCATCATAGACATTATCAAAGAACTGGTTTAATTGTTCTTCGGTAAACTCATCTCTTACTTGGTCAATGTACAAACGAGCGTTAGCTTCAATCGAAAGTATACCGTCCACAGTACGCCTCCAATCTTCTTCGAGTGCGATGATACCTACGTTATCCTTAGTGTTGGTAATGAGCCAATGCTCAAGCTCTCGTGTGACAGAAGACTTGCCCAGACCTGTACCGCCTGTCAATGTCATAAGCTCACCACGCCTTAATCCATGTAGCTTTTTATTTAAACCTTCCCATGGATAAGGTACGCTGTCTTTTGATTCTCTATTATGAAACTCTGCTTTCTTTTCAGAGATGTTCAGGACACCAGAAGGTGTATAGAGTTTGGCGTTCCACCACGCCTCCAGATAACTGCGCCCACGCCCTGCCTTCAGCATATCGTTGGGGTCTTTGAAGTCATCAGGTAGCGAAAGTATTTTAGCTTTACCGGGAGTTAAAAGTCTTGCGACTTTCTTGGAAGCTTCGAGTCCTGCCTTGTCGTTATCAAAGTTAATAACTACGCAGTCAAACTTTTCAAGAAACTCAATCGAGTTCTTGACATCCCGCACTGCTCCTGACGCACCAGACTTAAGGCTCACGACAGGCCACTTAGAACCCATCATTTCAAATGCAGCCATAGCATCACACTCACCCTCGACAAGTGTTATAAACTTTCCAGAGTCTTTAAATAATGATTGGCCGAACAGACCTGTACCCTGTGAGTTACCTCGCCAAGTAAAGTGTTTACCTTCTTCTCGAACTTTGTAGGCAGTAACCTCAGAAGCTACGCAGTACGGGTAGAAATGTCGTATCACTTTTCCTTCACGATTGGTGATACATTTTACGTTATATTTTTTAGCTGTGGCTAACGAGATGCCACGATCATTGAGAGCAGTGAAGCTCCCTTCAATTTCGTTTACGCTGTTCATGCGGTGTACCTTTAGTTCTTCGATGTTACCTCCTAATTCGTAGTTAGATATTCTTGTATTACAACTAAAGCAAAAGGCCGAACCATCTTCGTTGATAGAACAGGCATCACTTGAGTTACATTCGGGGCATGGTTGGTGATATTTAACGAAGCCCATTGTATCCTCCTGTAATTAAAGTTAGGGGGTAGTTTAATGACATACCCCAAAGGTCAGGTTTATTTTAGAGTACACCTCCTTCTACGGATTCGTCTGTGAACTCTTCATATGGAGTATCACCTAGTAACATTTCATCCGTAAGTTGTTCTCGAATACGTTGATTAAAAGTAATTGAGGCTGCCTGAAGCACCGCAATTTGTTTATGTAGTGTTTCAATTTCAGCTTGTAATTGTACCACCTGATTAAAATAACTTTTAGCTTCGTCCTTAAAGTTATTCGGGTCATACACTTTATCATCGTATTTGTAGGTGACACTCATAGCTCATCAACCTCCGCTTCTTCTACAATCGTATCGAACTCATCGCCATCACCTGAGCTGTACTGTACTAAGTTAAGAACCTGAACAGCCTGTAGTTCTAAACCTTTGTACTGTTGTCCGTTACGATTTATTTCCCAAGGTCGTGCCTGTACACGCACCTTAGAACCATTACCCACGAGACAGTCCAACTGGTTTTTGTCCTTGTCCATGAGGCTAGGGGCTTTACGAATCATACCATTCGGGCCATTGACATTACGTTTGATTGTGATGGTCGGGCCTTCTTCCTTATCGAACTTCACATTGTACCCCTCTTTCTTGAGAGACTGTGCAGTATCGTTATCTACTACCAAGTCAATCGTATACTTTGGCTCAAACCTAGTATTAGGGCTAGTAATTGAAGCCCACATCGCTGTACCTTCATAAACCATATTTCTTTTCTCCTATGATTGTTTAAAAGACTGTGTAACTATACCACAAAGATTAACTAAAGTCAACCCCTGTCTACTAAATAATTTATAAATTCTGTAATTAAATTGTAGCAATATTCGGTGTCAACATATAGCTCTTCGTTCTCGATTAAGTCCTCCTTATATTTTTTACTTACGAAATTAATGAACAAGGCTTTCGCCCTGTCGTTAGGGCAGGGTACACTCAGAGTTAGTCCAAATATCCTCGCCCATACATCCTCTGCAATGTACTCGATGTTTTTATTCAAGTCTCGCAGGTTCATGATGTCTTCAGGAAGTTCCATTATATCTCTCCATAAGTCTGTCAAATTCTAGTGTGGTTAAGATATCAATCTCATCATCATCCAAGATTGTACCCTGTGCCTTCAAGTTCTCAGCTTTTACCATAGCGTTATCAATAGCTTGGTCAACCGCCCAATCTGTAAATAAATTACTCATGCTACTGCCTCCATAAATTTAGGTGTGGGTCTGTTAGTCCATTTTGCAAAAGACTTTTTGTATCGTACATAATAGTTGCGGTATGCGTCAATAGCATTGTCAGCTTTAACATCATCAGGCATACACTGTGGCATCTCTGTAAGCCCTGCGTACCAATCAAGATTATAAGGATATGTGGTCAAATAATGCCGTAGCTTTTTAAAAGTCTTGTGTACTTTTTTGTAGCGATACTTGTACTCTAAACTTAAATCATACCATAAGTTAGAAAGATATCTGTAGTTAGCTCTGGACTTTCGTACCCATACCGCACTTGGATGGTTTACAAAGCTCGCTTTATATAAATTATTTTCCATTTCAACGTCATCAAGTCTCCATCGTTTGATTCTACGCCCACTACTACTGTCGATGTACTGCTCCCCATCAAGTACGCGATGTGCTGTACTGAGTAGCTGTGCGTACTCGACAATCATTTTTACAACGTGTTTGTCACAGTGCATCTTTGCACACACCCGAGGTTTTTTGTTTAAATAAAATATGTTCATGCTATCTCCTACGATATATTCTGTAACGCCCAATGTGTCATGTCTTTACCTGCAAGCACATCCTGTTCGTAGCGTTTGATTATTCTTAACTTAGCAAATATTTCTTCATCGGTCAAGGTACTTCCAGCACCTCCGTATATACCTATTTCGTTCTTATCGAATAGTATTTCTATAACATCTTGCCTAAACTTTTTAAGCGGTAAGTGTTCCTGCGTAATAAAAGTATTTAAGAGTTTCGACATTTCTTTAATCTCCTCGTAGTTTTGTAATCAATAATCTTCATTGTTATTTTAAATCTAAGTAAACTGTACCGTAAAGGTAAC